CTTCCTCCAGCACACAGATACGGTGGCTGTTGCCAGATCCTTGGTAGACGCTGTTCCAGCTCTCCCGTACTTTCGCCGGATCCCGGATGGTACCCGGATGCTCCAACACGCCGCCGGGGCTTGCGCCGTTAGCAAAGAACTTCGCGCCGTATTCCTCACAGGCGATGGCCATCCCGATGGCGTTCCTGGCCATGGCAATGGGGCTGTAACCGACCAGCCCGTCAAATCCAAGCCCTGAAATGTGCAGCACGTCGTGAGGGTCGAGATACACCGTTTCAGCCTTGCCGAGGCTCGGACTGTCCTCGGTGGTGCGCAGGTAGCGATAGAACAGTTCTCCCTTCGCATCCCGATCGACCGTCATCTTTGCTGGCATCAGCGGGTACAGCCCCAGCACCTCGCCTTTCCCGTTTCGGATGATCTGCGCGTAGGCGTTGCCCCACAACAGCAGATGCGTCATGAGCGTTTCCCGGAAGATGAAACTGGTCATCTCGGGGTTGGGTTCGTCATGCAGGAGGCGATAGAGAGGGTGATCCAGCGCTTTTGCTTTGCCGCCGTCGGCTGTGTACTGATACAGGTGCAGCGGCAATCCCGCGACCGCTTCGGACAGAATGCGCACGCAGGAATACACCGCGGTCATCTGCATGGCAGATCGTTCGTTGACGTGCTTGCCGGACGAGCTACCGCCCATGAAGAAGGCATAGGCGCTGCCGTTCATGGTATCGGTAGCCACGCGGGGCTTGTCCCTGGGGTGGAACAGTCGGGCAAATGGATTCATATGGTTCCTCCTCGTATTGGTACCGACGCTTCTGTGTACAAAAAGCCCTTCCGTATGCAGGAAGGGCTGTAAATGGGTAAAAAGAAAGCATTTAGCCCGAAGGATAAATGCTTATTTGCATGAGTTTTTATCGCTCTCCCTATAATTTCTTTGGGCTATTTCATGCTTTCTCAGTCTTGCAGTATTCTCAGATACATGTCCAGCCGTTCATTCACATATTCCGCAAAAAGTTTCTCCATTACGGACAGGTCGTGCTTTCCATGAAAAGCATCAAAGGCATTGTAATAAGCAAAACGATCGGTGAACTTGATATCAATCGGGGGGAGTCCAGCTTTCATGAGTTCCATATTGACGAGCAGGCGCCCGGTTCTACCGTTACCATCAATGAAAGGATGGATTCCTTCAAACTCGATATGAAAACGGGCCAATCTGGGAATGATAGGCTCAGTGCTCTCAGAATATCTGATCAATAACTGCTCCATCATCGGCGCAATGAGATAAGGCTGCACAGGCTCATGTTGTGCACCCATGATACGGACGGGTACACGGCGGTATACGCCTCGATCCTCTTTTTTGTCCGCTAATACCAGGTAGTGTATCTGCTTAATAATGCTCTCGCTCATCGGCATACAGTCTTTTACTAACCCACTGATATATTCAAAGGCTTCCTTGTGCCCGACAGCCTCCATGTGATCCTTGAGCGGCTTTTTATCAATGGTCAAGCCGCGCAGAACCATATCGGTCTCACGGAGTGTAAGCGTATTGCCTTCAATAGCATTGGAGTTGTAGGTGTATTCCACGACAAACTCCTCGGTTAGCCTGGCGACTTCTCCTTCGGTCAGAGGCCGCCTCGTATCAAGCTCGGCCTTTTTTCGGTCAATGATATCCAGTAGGCTTTCTGCGGACTTATACCGTCCGTCTGTGGGTTTGACCGCATCCACAGGTATCTTCCATCCACGACCTTCTTGAAACGCCCCTTTGATCTTCCCTTCGGAACAAAGGATTCTGACGCGCCTGTCTGAAATGCCCCATTTCTCCGCAGCCTGTTGGACTGTCATAAACACAATCATCACTCCAATCTGGTGATATCATACCGCATTATCGGAACAATATCAACGAAATCGGAATAACGTATTACGATATAGCGGAACAATGCTTTCGGCGTAGTTCAGATAATGAGTAACCCTCGACTATTATAAACTGACCCCCCGCCATCCCCGCCGCAACGGATCGCGCGATCCAGCGCCATGATCATGGCGACCGCGCCGTCAATTTTCTCGGTGGATTTCTCTTTATCGGGCTTGATGTTACCGGCCGGGTCCTGCTTGATGAAGATATTGTCCATCATCCAGCGGAGAACAGGATGCCCGCCGTGGGCGATTCGTTTCTCGAGCACCAGCTTCATCAGCTCCTTTGTCGGAGGACTCATCTCACGGAACCCCTGCCCGAACTGCACTATGGAGAAGCCCATGCCATCAAGGTCCTGCACCATTTGGGTTGCGCCCCAGCGGTCAAAGGCGATCTCGCGGATGTTGAACTGCTTGCCGAGGTCTTCGATGAACTTTTCCACGAAGCCGTAGTGAATCACTGAGCCCTCTGTCGTATTGATTAGTCCCTGCCGTTCCCATACATCGTACATAACGTGATCGCGCCGGACGCGGAGCGGGATGTTGTCGGCCGGCAACCAGAAGTATGGAAGGACGACGAACTTGTCATCCTCATCCTCCGGCGGGAAGACCAGAACAAAGGCTGTGATGTCGGTCGTGGACGAAAGATCGAGACCGCCGTAGCAGACGCGTCCACGTAGAGATTCCGGATCAACCGGAAACGCACAGGCGTCCCACTTAGCCATGGGCATCCAGCGCACCGCCTGCTTGACCCACTGATTCAGTCGCAGCTGACGGAAGCTGTTCTCCTCCCCTGGGTTTTGCTTGGCGCTCTCGCAGGCGTCTTTCACCTTATCGATGGACACCGTGATCCCCAGCGAAGGATTGGCTTTCTTCCATACCTTAGGATCCGTCCAATCCTCGTCCTCCCTGGCGCCGTAGATCACAGGATAAAAGGTGGAATCATGCTTTCGGCCTTCTAGGATATCCAGTGCTTTCTGGTGGGTTTCGTAGCAGATGCTCTGCGTATCTGTCCCCGCCGTGGTGATCAGGAAATAGAGCGGCTGCAGACGCGCGTCGCCGGAACCCTTGGTCATCACGTCAAAGAGCTTCCGATTCGGCTGTGTATGGAGCTCGTCAAACACAACCCCGTGCACATTGAAGCCATGCTTGGAGTAGGCTTCCGCTGATAACACCTGGTAGAAGCTGTTGGTGGGCAGGTAGATGATCCGCTTGGTGGACGCGAGAATTTTGACCCGCTTGGAGAGCGCCGGACACATGCGCACCATATCCGCCGCCACCTCAAACACGATAGACGCCTGTTGCCGGTCAGCGGCGCAGCCATACACCTCAGCGCGTTCCTCACCATCTCCGCAGGTCAGCAGCAGGGCGATGGCTGCGGCAAGCTCAGAATTATGCGTCTGTAAACACGAGCGGCCGATCAAATACCGGTGGGACGCGCTGTCCACCTGTATGCATTGCATTCCACGGTTTTCGATCGGTTCAATGGTATCGATATAGCGGAAATGGCTTCGTGTTCGCGGATTGCGTTCCACCGACCGGTTTCGCTTCCGGGTCATCCCCGACACGGGCGTATCCCTGAACGCTGTAAACTTGACATAGTACAGCGTTTCACCGGTTTCTTTCCGTCCGCATTCCGCGCTGGGTAAGCGCCAATCCAACCTCTGTGTGGAAACCGCCGTTTCGATCGCGTTTTTGATCCCGAGGCTCCACAGCAATTCGCTGACGCTTTCAGCAAGTCTGCGCTCTGTGGATGAATAGATTGCTTGCCCTTTTCGATCACTGACCGTTCCGTCCGAATCCATTAATCCTTGCAACAAACGCAACCGCTGCGTCTTGCTGGCGCGCAGATACATGATGGGAATCACCTTGTCGCGAAAACTGCCCAGTAAAGCGTTACGAAGAACCGGTATCCGGATCACGAGACTGTCACCCGTGTTTTGCCGTACGCTGCCCACCGCATCTAACGGCAGTACGTGTTTCAAAACAGTGGCGACATCACCAGTCTTCACGGTAATCTCCGGCTTTACAGCGTTTCCATTTCCGAGCCAATAGCCGTATAGATAAGGTTCCACTGGTAATTCCACATCCGGCATCTCAAGCGCTTCAGCCAATGGAATCCGAAACCGAATGCAGTTTCCGTCCCGGGGAATACGCGCCAACTGACCGGTTGTCAGAATACACAGTTTGTTTTTGCCGCGTGTGTATTCTCCGAACCACTGATGGTTTTCGCCTGCCTCGATGACTTCGCCGTCTTTGAAGGTAATCCGGTAGGCGCGTTCGGCATAGTCCACAGCACTCTTGGCGATGACGCGGCAGGGTTTCCCACGCTCGTCGAAAACGACGTCGCCGACGGCAATTGCGCCCATCGTTGTAAAACCGCTGGGTGTGGGAATCGGCGTATCCAGCGCGACTTGTTTGCCCATCTTCTTGGGGATCTCCACATACGCAGTGTTGAACTGCCGGGAACCGTTGGGTTTGAGAATACCGAACACATCACGGAGGATCTGCTCCTGCCAGTCGATCAACAGAAAAGGTTTACCCGCCCAGCTGCCTTTCGTGTGGGAAAGCGCCTGCACAAAAGCAACGGCGTAATCGGCGGCGGGCTGATCGTACCGTGACGTTTTCGCCATGAAGGAGGTAGGCTTATACTTTTTCAGCTTTCGAATCAGGCCCACCCCCTTTCTCTCGCCATTGAAAAAGAGCCTCATTGCTGAAGCTCTTTCGATCCATGAGTGGGTATTGTTGATTGTTGCTTATTCAACTATGGGCGTTTTCTGCTTGCCGGGTGTACCGTTCTTGAACGCACTGTTGCCGGAGAGATTTCGAAGCAGGATTTTTCTCGCGGTCCGGTAATCGTTGCCTACAAACCCAAGCCGGATCAGAAAAACACGGAAGGCGTACAGCTCATTCTCCACGGGCTTTTCCTTGGCAGTGACTCGCTTTTGCCGCTTGGCTACTGCGCACAGCTTTTCGACCAGCATGGTATAGGCACTCACCTGATCGCCGTTGTCTGGAGCGTCACCATCAAGGGTGAACCATGGGAACCTGAGGGTATCGGCAGTCTGTTGGATTGGCAGATCCTCCGCGCAAAGCGCAGTTCTGAGCAGGTTTTCTTTCGCTTTCACCAGCTTGCTGAGATTTTCAAGCTTTTCTGGCGTAAACCCCTCCAGTGGAACCTCAATGACCAAAGCATCCGTTTGCTGCGCATCATCACCGCCGTATGGCCCGCGGTTGGAATGATCTGGCACATGTTCATTCTCGAGCTGATAACGACGCAGCTGACGGTCAGCCCACGCTTCGTCTTCTGTGCTTTCAGGTTGGGTGTAGGCCGAAGGCTCCTGTTCATCATGGTAGGGGCTGACCCGGCCGCCCAAGGCAGCCGTTTCGGGTATTCCCAAATCATCTGGAGCGGGTTCGACTGCCTGGGACATCGTGTCGTATTCCTCCTGTTCAGCCTTGAGGTCGTGCAAGCCCAACAGGTCGGCAATTAACCCGTGATTGTCAGGGCCTTCCAGCGTGCCTGTTTTATCGATCCGATAGCCGCCGACTTCATAGGCGAAAGTCGGAGCGCCTT